GATGCAGGTGCTCTCTCGACCCATCATCGAGCCGCACAACCCAGCCGGCCTCCTCTAGGGTCTGCATGGCACCGATGACCATGCGGTCCTGTAGGATGGTGCTCTGGACCTTCTCCATGCGCCGCCGTGCGCCTCGCTTGACCTCGGAGAGGGTCACCGTGGTCTTGCCCGCGCAGTGGTACAGCAGCCAGCCCTGCACCCAAATATCGAACGAGTCCCCGGTGAACTCGGCGAGCGTGTACCGCAGCGCCGGGATCACGTACCCGCGCACCATGCTGATGGCCCGCTCAAGGGTCGAACGGCTGACCACGCTACTGAAGGGGCACTCGATCACATGGAACAGCAGCGCGAGCCTCGCAGCCGTGCCCTCCAGCTTCCCGTAGGCAGTCAGGAACGCGGGGTCGGACTCCAACACCACCTCGTCCCTTTTCGACTGCTCGAACCACAGTTGGAACTCGCGGAACAGGGTGTAGGCATCCGGGGCCAGCGTGTAGGTCTGCGCCGGCAGCGAGTACACCAGGCGCACCAACTGGTCCCACCCAGCCGAGTGCGCCGGCGGGCCAGGCTCGCCGCGCCGGGTCTTGCGCGTGTCCAGGATGCCGGGGATGAACCGCTGCAGCAGGCCGTCGGTGGCCAGCGCCTCGACCGTGGCCCGGTAGACCAGCGGCTGGATGTTGCCGTAGACGCTCACCGCGAAGCACTCGGCGAGGATCGCACCACCGCCCACCCGGTCATACTCGTACCGTCTCGCCTCGTAGGCCTGCACCCAGGTTGAGCGATCCTCGCCGCTCTGGCGGTCGCTCATCTTCTTGGTCCAGGCTGCCATCTCGTCCAGGTAGCACAGCAGGCCACGCGGCCGCTCTGCCGCGTACCTCACCAGCTTCTGGCTGGTGATATCACTCACCTTCAGGCGCAGCGGCTGGGGCTGCGGTGGGAGGTCCGACACCGTGGGCAGCGCCGTGTTCCCCGTCACATCGAGCGAGGATGCGGCATCGAGGAACTCCTTCTTCGACACCGCATGCCGGGCCTCCAGCGCCTCCCAGTCCAGCATGCGCTTCTTGAACGCCGGGTAATCCTCGGCCTCGATCTGGTGCAGCACCTCGACCATCGGACTCGCGCCCGGGGTCTTCTTGTCGGCGGGTGACCCGATGGTCATCAGCCAGATGATGGGCGGCACCTCGTAGCCCTCCATCAGGCGCAGCCGGGAGCGGGCATCGATGGCGCCGGCCACCGCCGCCAGGCCACTGAACAGCGGCACGATGGGGTCGCACCCGATGTGCCCGCTGACCTCGGTGGCCCGGTCGGCCAGGGCCTGCGGCCACCACTCCACGCGCATCACGGGCGCGGGCACCCGGCTGGACTCGATCAGCACCTGCGGCTGCGTCAGCGCCTCGGCGGGCTTGAACAGGGCCGAGGCGTCCAGCGGGGGCTTCACCCACCCCGACTGCCGCGCTAGGTGGAACAGGCTGCCGAGCTTGACCGCCGTAGCCTTGTCGGACTTGAACGAGCGCCACTGCGCAGAGATGGCGCGGTCACCCGGGTACTTGTCGGCGCTCTTGGCGCTCCACTGCTGCCAGGTGGTGAACGCGCCATCGAGGTCATTGGTCTGCGTGCCTGCCCAGTGCAGCGCCATCCCGCAGGTAATCCACTCGTCGCGGCTGACATCGGGACTGATCGAGTCCAGTGCGCTGCGGATCTCGGACCAGTTCACCTCCACCGTGTCAGTGGGCTGCGATGGCGCGGGCGCTGGCTCGTTCAGCAGCGTCTGCCACAAGTCGAGTAGTGCAGGCGGGATGAGCGGCATGCGCATCCAGTGCCCGCGCCCTGCCCAGCGGTAGGGCTGCTGCGTGTCGGGGTGGATGCTCGGCGGCAGCACGTCCTGCATCGTCAGACCCTCGGCCGTGGCGCAGCGGAAGTCGAGGTAGTTGGACACCTTGCCGTCCACGTCCACCATGAGTTTCTTGCTCGGCAGCGCCAGGCCGAAGGGCATGGCGTACAGCAGCTTCCCGTGGCCCTGCCGTCCACTGTCCACGATCACCGCGTCAGGTGCATCGTAGAGCGCCTGCAGATCGACACCCATGAACGAGAGCATCGTGGCGGCAGTGAACCAGTCGTCAATGTCCAGGGCCATCGTGCCGCTGTAGGCATGGGCCAGGCCGATGCCGTGCGCGGGGGGCAGATCGGCCTGAGAGCGCAGGGCCGACTCGCGCCGGTTCCACCCCACGGTGCGCGGCCCCTTGGTGCCCGGTGGGATGGGCACAAGCGACCACCCGTGTCTGATGTAGGCGTCAACAGACGCGGGATGTTGTTGCACGATGCTCGATGATGTCATACCATACGGGCGCCGGTTAACCGGCGTCTCCTCCTTTGTCGATGTTGCACACCCCGCCGAGTTCACGCTTGGCGGGGTTCTTTTTTGGTCATGCGGTCCTCGCTTTCAGCATGGCGTCGGCCAAGATGTACGCTTGCTCCGCAATACTGCCGACTTTCTCTGGGTTGGGGTCGCTGTCTGCGGCAACGATCCCCTGCATGGCTTTGGCCGCGAAGTAATCGCGCAGGGTTATGCCGAAATAGGTATGCAGTTCTCTATCTGACATGACTTCGTAAGAGTACGGGAACACCGGCCCACCCGTCTTGCCCACCGCCATCAGCAGCGTCCCGTCTTGATCTCTCAGTTCCATCTCACACTCCTTTTTGCTTCCGGTACTCCTTCACCGCGCTGCGCAGACCGGCCTGCGTAGTCGCCTTCTCGTCCAGTGCCAGAGCCTGCGCCTGGTCTAGGGTGTTCTGGCACAGGATGCGGTGGCACACCACCGGAGCACCCTGACCCTGCCGCCGCACCCGGGCGTTGAACTGGTCGTACAGGTCAAGGCTCCAGTTCAGGCCGAACCACACCAGCGTGCGCCCCTTGTGCTGCAGCCCGTCGATGCCGTGACCCATGCTCGCCGGGTGGCCGATCATCAGCGGGCAGTCACCGTTCTTCCACCGCTCCATCGCGTTGTTCAACTCACGCTCGGTCTTGCACTCGGTCAGGTTGATTGGCCGCAGCGCCTTGAACCGCTCCATGATCCGCTCGGCATCTGATCGGTAGGCGTAGGCGCACAGCACGGGCGAGCCCTGAGCCTCGTCCAGTATCTCGTCAAGGGCTTCAAGTTTCAACTCATGCACCGGCTCCCACAGCGGCATGCCGGCGATAGGGTACACCGCGCCGTTGCTGAACTGCAGGCACTTGTTGGTCAGCGCGGCCGAGTTGAACACCTCGATCTCCTTGCCGCTGTCGAGCACGGTGAAGAACTCGCGCTCCATCTGCTCGTACTTCGCCCGCAACTCGGGTGGCATCTCCACCTCGATGTTGTTGACGATGAGGTCGGGCAGCGGGTTGTAGTCCTCGGCGCTCATCTCCAGCGTGATGTCGCCGATCAACTGCTTGATGACCGTCTCGGTGTCGTCGTAGGGCACTTCCTTGTAGGGGCCGGCCTTCTTGTAGAACCGGGTCTTGAACGCGGTCTTGCTGGTGCCCAAGCGCTGCCCCTTGTCCACCACCAGGTACTGCCCGTGCAGATCCTTGTAGCCGTTGGAGGCCGGGGTGCCGGTCAGGCCGGTGGTCCAGTCGAACTTGTCCAGGATGCGCTTGACCGCTCGCACGCGGTCCGTGGCGCTGTTCTTCATCTTGCTGATCTCGTCCCACACCACACCGTTGAACGGCAGCGGCTTGTCCTTGCTGACGTAGTAGGTGTGCAGCGTCTCACCGAGCCACTTGAGGTTGTCGTAGTTCATCAGGTACACGTCAGCCTCGCGCATCAGCGCCCGGGTGCGCTGGTCCCGGGTGCCGGTGACCATGCTGAACCGCAGGTGCTTGGTGTGCTCCCACTTCGCGGCCTCCTGGCGCCACACCAGACGGATCACGCGGATGGGGGCGATGATGATCACGCTCCGCAGGAACCGGGTGTTGATGAGGTGCGCGATGGTGGTGAGCGTGATGATGGTCTTGCCCAGCCCCATGTCCAGCCACATCATCGAGTTGACGTGGGTGGACTGGAAGTTGACCGCCTTCTTCTGGTAGTCGTGGAGGAGGTTGGGGGTCAGCATGTCAAATAGGCCCGGATGAAGGCTTGGGCGACCTTGATCGAATTAGGTGAGCACAAGTACGCGCACCCTTACCCATGATGTAGGAGTGGGTACGACGTCGTGACTCAAACTTGCACACCGCCTTGTAATGGTCATCGCAAACTTTCGCACACGCCTCGCGTTCAATGGTTGCGACCATAACGGCGAGTCGTTCATATGCGGCAAGGAAAACCATTGAATCAGGGCACCCCGCCTCACGAGCCCAGCGTATGATGTCGTCGCGGGTCATGCAGCCCCCAGCATCTCGTCCACCATGCGCAGCCCAGCGTCCACGTTGTCGATGACGAACACGCTGACCTTGTGCTGCCTCAGCCGGTGATGCTCGCGCTCTTGGGGCGGCGTGGGCTTCTGGCCCTGGCGCTTGAACTCGCAGAAGAACATGCGCCCGTTGGGCAGCACGAACAGCCGGTCAGGCACCGCAGCGTGCGCTGGCGATGTGAACTTGTAGGCCAGCAGCCCGCGCTCACGGGCGTAGCCGCAGACCTTCGCCTCGATGTTCTTCTCAAGCAT